CACCACGAGCTACTATCAGATACTGTTTCTGGGTCAAACGCCGTTTAATACGTTTATTAACATAGCGACCGCCACGTCCATCTTTAGAAGGTACATATACACTTCGCTCTTCGAAGAAGTACCATCCAAAAATTTGTTCTGCCCATAGTTTGAATGAGTCTAATAGATAAAGATCGTCTCCATCAGTTAGTGTCAATTCACTCTCGCAGTATTCGATGAAACCATTAATTGCCTGATCGTCGTAATAGATACCAGGATTAGCAATAAGTTCATCGATTCGGTTCATTTCCATTGAGATTTCTTTATTTACAGGAATTTCTCCTCGAATGACTTTATCTCGAAATTCACCGTAATATTTAGGAGTAGCGGTATTAGATAAGGCCATTAGTCATCGCCCTCCTCGACAATTTATGATTGTTTGTAATAGCGATCATAGTATAGGTTCCAAGCATCGTTATCCATTTTGTCCAACATCTTGTCTACCTTTTTCTCATAAGCCTTGGTACCATAGACAACGGTGTCCTTATCTGCTTTTTCAGCTGCTTTCTCGGCGGCTTTAGCTGCTTTTTCAACTTCTTTAATAATCGCCCTCTCAGCAGCTTTAGCTTCTCTTTCAGCAGCTTTAACTGCTCTTTCCTTTGCTTCGGCTGCTTTTTTAGCTACTTTTTCAGCTGCGTCAGCTTCTGCTTTCTTAGCTGCTGCTTTCTCAGCGGCTTCTCTTTCGGAAGCTTCCTGTTTCTTTCTAGTTCTTTCATTAGTTTCCCATTGCTGCTTCTTGAGTCTCTCTTCCCAAGTTAGATTACTATCATCGCTTTTACCCTTCTTAAGATTATCGATCTTCTTCTCCCAATCCAACTTCTTGTATTCGTTTTCGAGTTCCTTAAGAGGATCGGTGTTATTGAGACCGAGCTTATCTTTAAGAGTATTTTCAAGCCAGGATTTACCAACATTCTTTGCGGCGGGAGCCACTACATCATTCATGAGAGAACTTACAAAACGCTGCCCGGCAGATACCTTTGGCGGATTAGCATTCGCAAGATTTTTCTGAGCGTTATAATAATTAGCCTCTGCTTGTAGACGACTAGTACGTTCCCAAAGTTCTTCGTTGGTCATTTCACTAACTGTCTTCTTATGAACAGGTTTAGAAGGTGTTCTTTTACCATTCAACTCGTTTTCCCATTCTTCAAGTTCTCTACGTTTAGCATTCAACCTATCAAACTTATCTTTCGCAGATTGACGTTTCTTGAGACTTCGCTCTTTCTCTTTTAGAGATTGCATTTCGTCAGAATAACGCTTCTTACCAGCATCGGTTAAACTACCGTCGGAATTCTGATAGCGTCTTACTCCCCATCGCATACCTTTTATACCCCAGTGGGTTAATTCGTCGTTTGTATTGTGGGTTTTATACTCCATTTTGATTTTCCTCCTCTCATTAGATGTAGTGAATAGATGCGAGTTTTTTCTGATCCCACTCGAAGATCATGAAGCGACGATGCGCACCCACGAAATCTTCTTTATCGGACCAACCATCAACTTTGCCTCCGGATGATAGTCTTCTGACCATCACGCCATAAATGTCAGCCTCTGCTTCATGATGAAGATGTCCAGCATGGACTTCTCTAATATCAGCATTAGCAAACTCGTTGGCAAATGAGATGGGGAAAATATGTGCTAAATTCTTAGCTGTAGCCTGTCTAGAATCGCCGTGTGTTATCATGATGGCATTTCTACCATAAGTAACTACTTTACGATATTCTAAAGTATCGTCAACTACTGAATCACCGTATCTCTCAAGGAGAACTTGACAGAACATCCATGCGGTACTTCTATCATGGTTACCAGCAGAATACAGAACTTTAACGTCATTAGCACACTGAATAGCCGTGTCTATTAAAGAGTACATAAACTGTTTACCCTCTTTAACTGCACGGATCATATCTACTTTTTCAATAGTAGTACCCTTAGTGGTCTGACCATTAATGATACTATCATTGTGAAAGAAATCCTGTCCGAAAGGAATTACAATCTTGTCCCACTTTCGACTAGTGATGAGATCTAAAATCTCGTTAAGCACCGGCTCATAGTGATCCATAAAGGCCACACCCCAGTGCATATCAAAAAGAGGAATCTCTAGCATTCGAGTAGCGTCATTGAAGTCTTTTGGTGTGTACACAAAAGGCTCTACGCTTTCACGAATAGCTGCTATAAATTCCTCAGGGTTTATATCACTAGCTTTTTGTTTAATCCAAGCTTGTACGATTTCTCCGGACTTAGATACTTGAACAGTTGCATCGTGAGCGATAAAGCCTTCATAGGTGCCACACTCGAGAGTGAGATCATCTAAGTCTTGCTTGTCTGCCCACTTATACATCGAACTACGAAAAGAGTTATAACTCATCGGTTCGACAACATTTTGTGTAAAGTATTCGTCATAAATATTTCTATAGGACATACCTTCAGATCGCATTTTTAGACATGTTTTCTTTACGTGAATAGGGATAACTTTTTGCATAAGTATCACCCCTTTTTAGTTATTTTCTGCTATTACATTAAGACGCCATTCGAGCTCCTGGATCTGTCGCTCATAAGCAGCTAATGTAGAAGCACCTAATGAGGATGGATCAAATAACAACCGTACTTTTAAGTATATGTATGTTTTAACTGACTGAAGTTGGTTAGATTCTGGAATGAAATCTTTCCATTCAGCAGAGTCATCCTCTATGTAGAATCCCTCAGAAGGACCGACACCGAGCTGCGTCAGAGTCGTGAACACAGAATTAATATGTATAATAATATCTTCATCGAATTGTGTGTATTCCTCAGCGATTCCAAGCATTTTTTTTATCGATGTCAGTATGCTTTCCATAGCGATTCTCCTTTAAATGTTAGCGTTTACAAACTTTCTCATGCAATAGCCTTCGCCACCAGTAACGGTGCGGATTTTGAACCACTCATCAGTAGACTCATCTACATCGATGGTAACTTCAACATCTTTATCTAATACGCAAATAACGTCGCCATTAACGCTGGGTTTTGATCTAACATTAAGTTTTGCGCAATTTGCTACTACACCTTTTCCCACTGCACCAGAATTAGTTTCGGTCTCTGTGGTGGTCTCAGTTTCAACAGTAGTATCAACAGTAGTATCAACAGTAGTATTAACAACAGTCTCAACAGTAGTCTCTACAACAGTTTCTACTTCTTCAGTAACAGCAGTTACATCTCCATTTTGATTATCTACTGTACCTTCAGGAGTGGTATCGAATTTATTATTATAGTTTTTCTTGTTAGAATATTGGGAATAATTGTGCTTAGACATTTATTTTCCTCCTTTTAGCCTTGTTTCCAAGGACATGTGTCATTTTTAGTCCGCACGGTAGGTGCGGTCATTAATAATTGTTCGTCACCATAATGTATAGCATTATGGGTATTATGGACAGTGCAGATAAGAAACTCTGGATCATAAATCCAATCTCGGTCATTTAAGATATCATCCATCGTAATAGGATTCATATGATGAACTATAATCTTACCGAAGATCTCATAACCTTCAACACCAAGATCGCAACCATTATCTCTAATAATTACTTTATCTCTTGCTTTCTTCCATCTCGGATTGCGCTGATATAGTTGCTGGTTTATGTAACGATCATAACCAAAAGTTTCTCTACCTACTAAACCGTCAAGTTTTAAATAATTAAAACGCTCTTTAAATGTATGAAGCTTGATCAGTTCTGAATATGTTCTAATGTTATTCATACTCATCCGGGTCATCGTGTCCTCCATATCTTCGCATAGCCTTAAGTGCTTCTTCATAGAGCACTTTGATTTCTTCGGCATTAGCAAGCGCTTTAGTTTTTGCTGCAGTAAGTTCATTTTCAAGTTCAAGTTTCTTTTGCTCAAGTTTGGCTTTGGATGAAACTAGTTTTAGAAAATGTGTTGTCTCTTGAGATGAGGCAGTACCGTCTCGCAAACGCTGTTCAACCAGATCCATAGCTAAAGCTGCCATTTGGTTTTCTCTGTATTCTGGAGACAAAGCCGGTCTCAATTTAGGCATAGGATTAGAATTTGAGACTTTACCTTTTGCCATACTTACTGCCTCCTTTCGTTTGGGTTTTATTATCTTTTATGATGTTATCATCTCTAGTAGTTAATGTTTTAGGGTAGTTTCCTGCAACATTTAGAGAGATTCACGAGGTTAATAGACTGCTCAGCCTGCATTTACTGAAAGGAGAGAAACATGTAAAGAAAACCTTTCACCTATAAACCTCATGAACCTTTTTAAATGCTACAGGAATTATATAGATATTAATCTTTTGTGACCACATTTTCAGTTTTTTCCAAAAATGTTTTACAAGCAGAACGCACCTGTGCTATGGTTGTGGCGGTTGACATTGCCGTTATCATTTCGGTAAGAGCATCAGGAGTTGCAGGCTCTAACTCTGCCAACTCCTCTGCCGTCATTTCTCTGTAAATTCCGTTTTCATATATAATCGGCATTACATTAACCCCCATATTTTTATTTTTGTTCCAATAGGCAAGGTTGAGTTAGTGAATTTAATATATCTAACTTTACTATTGCTTTTAACACTTATACTTTCAAATATCTGCCTTGTTTTCTTTGTATAAGGTGAAACCGCTATATCCCATAACAAATCATTATGCTTTGTTTCAAAAACGCAAAATGTTTCTGCCGTATTTGATTTCCAATCAGTAACATCAACTGCGACTGCACTTGACCCCACTAAACTTGAAGTAAATGTGATGCCGTTACTTGCTAAAGTTGTGTTTGGTGGTAAGTACAAAGCAACTCGCACACCTTTGGTTGTGTCTCCCAAAGCCTCAACCTTTTCGCTATAAGCCGACACAGCCTCTGTAAGTTCAACCTCTTTTAAAAGTTCCCATTGTGGTTTTAACTCGGCATAATTATTGACATAATTAACAACGGCACTTGGACTTGCTATACCGCCAATCTCTTCTCCTTCTATTGTAGGTGATAGACTATAAAATGTGTGCTCATTTATCATATCATTTACTGCGTAACCAGAAAAAAGATTTGATAAATCAAAGTCTCCCTCTTCAGGTTTAAAATTTTTAGCAGTTATACTTTCAACATAGTCAACAACATAACCTTTAATAACCTTGTTTTGTACGGGGTTTTCACTCTTATCACTCATAGCGGTGTCTATAGTAACACCCGGTATTGTTGCTATAGCCTGCGCTACAGCTTTACCGCTTTGTGCATTAGCACTTTCAGGACTATAGTCTTGGTCTGTTACAGCATCTTTTCCGTCAACGCCTTTTTCACCCTTGTCACCCTTGTCACCTTTAGGTCCTCTAGGATATATCGATCCAGTAACACCATCACTGTTATTTTTGATTCCAGTAATATCATCGACGTTATTTTTAATTCCGGTCACATCTTCGATATTATTTTTAATTCCAGTAATACTCATGATCGATTACTTCCTTCCGGATATATACGAAATATTTTTGGCCCATTTAAATCGTAACCGATGATCGTTTGAGGTGCGGTATCAGGATTAAGTTCGATTTCATACCAATACTCTTTTGGCTTATTAATTATTTCGCCAATCGTGCTATCGTTTTGATCCATGTTGACAAATACAGATTCAGTTTCTTCTGTCACAACAACATCCTTATACATGACCACGTTGTCACAGTTCTTTTTCTCTAATATTTTCAGTCGAACTATATCGTCAGGTTGGAATATATAATTTATTCCGTTGCTCATCTGGGCTTTTACTTCGATGTTAGCGATATCGCCCCTTGTCAAGCATATAGTCTGCTCGGAATCAATAGTAAACATAGGTTACTCCTTTCTGGTTATAAAGCCTAATTTGTTTTTTTCAAAAATCCCGCCGGGGAAATATCAAAG